TTTCGTTCTGGATCCAACTCCAGAGCCTTGACCACTTCCACAATGTCTTCGCCGTCCTGAATCTGAACAAAGCCCTCTGGGTCAAAATCCTGCGCCGCCTCCATTGCTCCCCGATACAGGGGAATACAGCCGGCCAACTTGGCATGGAGCAACTTCTCTGTCACATAGCCGGGGGCCACACTGTTCTCATAACAGAGGCAGTATTCATGGTCTCGCAGATAGGCCACCTTGGCCTGGTCTCCTCCTCCACCTCCGCCATAGGTACACGGAATGGGTCCGCCGATATTATTCAAAAAGGCTCCGGCGGAATGGACAGGGCGCCATTTGTTTAGGGCATGAAAGGCCATATTGCGATCTATGTTGGTCGGATTGCTGACGACAAAGGCGCAGAAGTCCTTTCTATCCCTGACAACCTCTGACTTGAAGGCCCCGACAACTGGCAAACAGTTGGGATTCCGACTAGCCCTTGTTGGGAAAGTTTCCAACTTTCCGAACCAATCCAAAAACAGAGGCCACAGGGGAAGGCGCATCTGTCGCTCATTTTCCAGGGGATTATGGGTCAAGAACAGGGAGATTTGATCCTTATGAAAGACCCCTGGCGGAACCCTTTCACCACTAAAGAACACCTTGGGCACCCTATCATCTGCCTTTGTCCATTCAGATCCAAAGGGTCCCAGAATCAATAGAGCAACATTCTCATATCCAGCACACCCTTGAATATCATATCCTGTCTCTAACGATTTCAAAAGATCTAGGAAGAAGTTGTCTGTGGCATCAAAGCCCTCCCACATATCCACAAATCCAATTCTCAAGAGAGGCAAAGAAACCTTCTTTGGGACATCTCCCAGAAAAGGCCTGAAATCCCCTGTACTAAACGACCCCTTCAACCAATTCCTCCCGCCTTCCAAATCCTTCCTCAAAGAACTTAAAGAAATATGATTCAAAATCTGGGTGATTTCATCCACCTCTGAATCCCTGTAATAGCCCATACGGAATCCCGAATCCCGCAACAAGGGACTATTATGGAGAAAGGGAATGCCGAGCCAGATGAAATCCAGGAGGCCAGGACGGAAGGGAACATGGCGTCCATGGGTGATGGCCACTAGGCCAGGGAGATTGAACCAGTCTGTATAGCGTAACCGTCCATTATATGAGGTTGGCTTAATAGCACTCTTCGTAATATTGTGTTGAAAGTACTCGTCTGTTTGAAGTTGTATGGCATTGTATAGATTAATATGACTCACCCTATTTGATTTACTGGCGCCTAAAAAAGGAACTAAGCAACTGCTGGTGTTGGTGTTGTTCTTTTCACCAATAAAGGCAACAATCGACTCCTCTGAGAATGGTTCATCAGAACTGGGTCTAACCCCCTTGAGTACTGTTTCCAAGAGAAGAGGCGTCCAGACATAGGGGACTCGATACACAGGTTTATCTTGAAAGAGCGTTCTCAAAAAAGGGATGCGCTCTTCTGGCACCATGAAATCCCAGACCCAGATTTCATGGATTTTCTCTAAGGAATATCCTTCTGTCTGATTGACATAGGGGACCTTTTCTAAAAATTCAAAGGAGGGATCGGAACGAAGAAGAAGAATGTTCTTGACAGCGGTATAATGAGGACAGACACCCCCTACATCAATCATAATATCCATTATTTCCGAACCACCCACAACACACCTGTAATTCTTCTTTAACCCTTCTATATCTGACCACCATTCCACTGTTCCGCAATTCACCAAGGAGACATCGTAGCCTTGTTCTAAGAGCCGATTTGCCAAGGCCAGAACGGCCTGACAATGGCCAGAATCAAAGGCTGACTTTGTGGCCTGAAACGCAATTCCTATCTTCATTCTGAAAACTCTTCAACACTCCCTCTTAGGCTAATAGTTTGGCCCATCTCTCCTGAATCACAGGATTCTCAGGATTCACTGTCCATAATAAATCAGAATGAAGGATCATCCGCTCTTCCTCTATTGCCTCGTTCAACGTCTGGACAGCGTTAAACCATTGATCCACAGAATAGTAATACCCTGATTCAGACCAGCATTCTGATGTATGGAGAACAGGAATACCGAGATACAACAGTTCCAGAATCATATAGTTGTATTCATTGGTCAATTGATGACAAATAAAGACGGCTCCAGAATGTTCTTGGACCAATTCCAGAATACTCTTCCGTCCCGAAAAGACAATACGATTCTCCAAGAACAGGGACAATCCTCTCACAATCCGATTCCAGAAGGGCGTCGCTAACAGCCGTTCTGAGTTCTGAACATGGACACGACCCTTCCAACCAGGATGGGTCCTGTAATACGCCTCAGCCAACAAGAGGGGCACCAATGCCGTCTTCTGGAACGAAATGTTCGGTTCCGCGATGATAATATCCCGAGAGGACTTAAAGGAACCACCAAAGGGGCTTAAAGAGCCAAAAGGGCTTAACGAGCCAAGAGGGCTTAAAGAGGGAGGGGGTGAGGGGGACGCTCCGTGTCCCCCCCTTAAAGACCCGAGGAACTTCGGGCTCCAAATATAGGGCACAACAGAACACGGAACACCATGTAAGGCAGAGAGCCAGGCACAGTTTCCCCTGTAGTGAGGACTGGTCCAAATGTAGTCAAAGTGGCCGGTATTATGATGATGGAAGAAAAGACCGGGAGTCATACAGACTGTTTCAATGTCAATGTTCAGAACATTTCCCAAGTACAACTTGGCGGTTTTACAGCCTTTCTTTTGTAGGTAAGCACGCCAAGCGGAGTCTAGGGACAGGCCAATTTCAATATAAAACACGGGAGTATATGCCTTCTCCTGTTCTAAATAGTCCTCCGGTTGAAGATACCGATAGGACTGTATGAACTCGCATGAAATATCCACTAGACAATGACAGCGATAGCCGAGACGCTCAAATAAATCATAGAGGAGCAAACTGTTCTGGTGAAGACCGTTCTGGAACAGGGTAGCCTCTGTAATGACGCCAGTGGCGAGAAAGATATCTTTCACCATTATACAAGACACCCTGTTGTGTTTTAGACTGTTGTTATTAATAGAAGATGCCATGTTACGGACCACAACTCTACACAAGTCCGAATGATGTATGTGGATGTATTATTCCGATTCAATCCAGTTTTAATGGAGGAGTAACAAAGGTTCCTGGGTTTTACCTGCCCCTTTCCGCTACTCCGTTGGGCAATTTCTTTGATATTCGGGGTATCTATGGACAACGATTTGGACCCTATAGGGCAGCCTTTAATCAGATTCTTGCCTATCAAATTCAGTATTCATTCCCTCAAATTACAATGGATCCCTTTTATAATGTAACAAATTTCAATCCAGTTACCATGATGAATTATCAGACCCAGTTTAAGTATCAGCAACAACTGACCCTGTTCCGAAAAGTCTATGACTACAACTATGCGGCCTATTACAGCATGGCCAGACAGAATCGGAATGGCAATCCGATTTATTATCGATTCGTATCAGCCTCAGAACTCTCGGAATTCAAAGAGGCAATGGCACTTGTGAATAAACTGTATAATGTAAATGAGACATACCCTTTACAGTGTATTTTCTTTCTGCCGTTTCCGCCGTTCTGTCTAGATACTGCCTAGCAACACTCTAGTGAAGAGTAAATAAATACAGGAGTTGATGAAGAGACCCCATCATCTCATCACGCAGATTAATCAAATCTGTATCGGTTTCTTTATTCAGATGTTTGACCAAGGGACCGTTCATATAGTTAATGGCTGCCCGGACCAACTTGGTGACACCGGCTTCCGTCAGATTCGTTAAACGAATAATGGCGTCCGTGCCTGATAATCTAGGCCTCCCATATTTCCCCATATAGACTTCCACGTACTTGTCAATCAGTTCATCCAGTTTATCCACAACAGAATCGGTGGCAACATGACGGGCATAGATGCGGGTCTGCCAATGATACAGTTTAATCTGATTGCGTAAGTTCAAAAGGAAGTGAACATCCTTAGACGACATTGTCTACTAGACCTAATTTTTTATATTCGTTCAGAACATAAAAAATTTGATATTTTTCTGAAAGAAAAAAAGTGGCCAACCAATCAGCCAAATAAATACAGCCAATCATGTGCGACAATTGTAAATATCCACCCTTCTCCTTTCGTGGTGATAAACATGACTCCGTAGCCTGCCCCTTCAAGACGAGTCAGTACTGTTCCTGGTGTGCTATCTACGGACACACAAGTACCGCCTGCCCTGCTAAGCCAAGCAAATTCTACACCGAACCCTGTTATGTAGAACAATTACTTCCTGCGTCTATTCTCAAACAGTACAACATCACGAGTAAAACCCTGCTGCCAACCGCTACTCCTCCAGAAACAACAACAACAGAAACAACATCAGGATTCATAGAGATTACCAATGATGACAAGATTATCAAGGCTTTCTTGGTTTCTCGCGGTCTCATTGGACCCAGAACAGAGAATTCCACGCTCTTGCGAACGGCCCTGATGAATCATGCGAAATCGGAGAACAAACGTCTTATCTTCCTATAGGGGGGCGAGTAACCGTCTCGCACACGGTAATTACCCCCCCAAAGGGGGGGACAAGCGTTTTTAATAGGATTATAGTAGGATGCGACGAGGAACGAGGCGACAGAGGAAACAGAGGAAACAAAGAAAACAACAAAAGCAGAGAAGTCGTAAGAATCGTCGTAGCAACAAACTTAGCCGTCGTTTATTGCTAAGCAACAAACTTAGAGGAGGCAACGTTGGAATTCCCACCATTCTCACTTTAGAAGGAACCCCCCTTCCCTCTAATGCGGTAGTAGCCCATCCTACATACACCGAATCTCTCCAGAGTTATTTGGCGAATCAACGACGTCGTGGCAGCACAGGATACGATGATGGGGACTAGGTGTGCCAAAGAACCCACTTTTTTCACGGACGTAGAATGAGATGTCCTATCCTACCATAAATGCCCCTGTAAATGAGATGGATGACGCGGATATGATGGAATTAGATGCCCAGTTTTTAACAGGGTCCCATCATTCTTCCTTTACGACAACTGTCCAGAACATCCTGAATCGCCAGAATAGTGAAATTAAGGCCAATACGGAACCGGTCTTACAGCCCCTGTATCAGGTCAGCCGAAAGCGCCTCCGAGAACTCGTTCAGCGCCACAACAATGAACTGTTCAAGTTCCTAGAACGTCCGGACAGGACTCCGAATTCCCTCGGCATCGCTGAAACCCTCTTTCGCAAGTTCGGCCAAGAACCCCCGACCGTGGCAAGAACAGTTCCTCCCATTTCCCGAGAATTGTTATTGGATACCAGCATGAATCAAGTGGTCACAGACCTGGATACCGTTATGGCAAAGGATACCAATGTTCCAGGAACCCTTCAGA